TATAGAATCTATAGCATTTTTAGCCTGATTAAACATACTTGCTGTAAAGGTTCCACCGGAAACAGCGTTAGTAATTGTTGGAGTAATACCGCTCTTCGAATAAACGACGTCTCTAATATTTTGAATAAATTGATTCCATTCTGTAGCGGTTAGATTAGTAATAGCACCACCATTTTGAAACGCGTTAAGCGCCTGGGCTGACCATTTCCATCTAGTTATGGTTACTTCTAAAATTCCTTGATTTATTGATTGTAATTCGACACCATTAACGGTAAAGTAAGAACGTGTTTTTACCGTGTATTTTTTAGGTGATAAACCGATAAAGGAAGTTGTGTTATAACCATAATTAATTACGTTAGTTTGGATAAAAGTGTCGCCGTCATATAAAGCAACATTAATATAATCCCAATTGCCAGACATACCACTAATTTGAACCGAAAAACTCGAACTTGTTATGTTATAACTGCTGATAATTGATGGGGTTTTAGGGGCTGTTGTAGCTGGATTAGAAGTAGTATATGAAGAAACTCCAGAGTTATTTTCTGCTCGAACCGATACTGAATATGTAACACCATATTGCAGTCCGCTAATTGTTCCCGAATTAGTGTAAAACACAAAAGATGTTTCATATCCATCATAATTTCTTACAACTTTAACGCGATAGCTTGTTGCTCCGGCAGAAGATCCCCAAGATAAATTAAATCCTCCTTCAATACGATAATTTATAGTTGGAGGAGCTGAAGGTATAGACGGTCCGGGATTAGGGGCATCATAAACAGCAAAACAATCAGTAATGTAACTATAATTGTATGGCATATAGCATCTACCGTTATCGCCCCACCACCAGTCACCCCAGTTATTATGCATAAGCCAATGGAGTTTTCCATTGATTACTTTCCAACCAATAGCCACAATAGCATGGTAGTAACCCACGGAATAATTAGGTGACGGAACCACACCGTTAGAAGGTACAGCACTACCGCCAAAATCCCTAAAATTTTGAGCCACTTCTATTCGAAAGAGTACGGCTCCGTCATCAACGATGTGTTGTTTTATGGAGTTTATATCAGCCGTAGACGGATCTAGAGATAATTGATTCCAACCGGAAATTTTTGCAACTCTCGCTTTGTTAATCACATTGGAATAGTTATCATTCACCAGGGTCTTAGCCCCAATAATACTATAGTTGCCATCTATCCAGTTATAATAATAGTAAGTATCCGGGTAATTCCAAGATCCATAACCGTTGTACTCGTTTTCAGGTAACTCTGTATATACAGGTACTCCATCAGAAACTAATTTATCTAACGCATCCTCGATGTACATTCCTTCTTCTCCCGGAGAATCGGAGTACCTATTTCCGAATATCCAACCTATTGAGTATTTATTAACAGATCCTGTTTCTTTGTACTCGTGGATTTCCTTTATACTGCACAAAGCGTTTGCCAAACAACAATTGGCCTGACCCTGCCAACCATTAGGATCGGGGCCGTCCCCAGCGCCCCAAACCCATTGATCTGTAACTCTTGGATAGTAAGATGGATAATATTCAGTCGGCAAAGCCATAATTAACCACCTCGCCTAAATGCTCCGCCATAATTTTCATTAATTCTCGGCGGTGAAGGTATACCGTCCATGCCTTTTCTTGTTTGGGTTATAAAGGCTGTTTGCTGAAGCGCAACCCATTGGCCATTGATCTTAATTTCACCGGCAAATTCATATATTGTTTCAGGAGTTAAATTATTAAATATAACACAATTGGTTTCATTGCCGTTTTCCTCGTTGATAGTGGTATAAACCCAATCGCGGTTTTTAATTTTAATTCTAAAGTCCTCATATACTGTGTTATTATTTAAGTCTCTAATAAACACGGATAGCTGGCTGCGGGTACAATCCCTAGAGTTTATATACATATGTTCCATATAATCACCTCCAAAAGCCTTGAATCTTCACAAAATGTATGCAATAATTTCTAAAATTGATTAACCAAATACAGCGATTGGAGTTCCAATATCTCCTTTTGTTGCTACTTCATTATCTGGCGAATTAGAATTTCCAATATAAACACCAAACGCTGGATTAATAATAATGTTTCCCATTGCGGTTATACCTAAAGAATCACCAATTGTATAAAGATAGCAATTGTTTTTTAAATATATATGTTTATCTTCTGATTGAACATATTTTCCCAAATATATGTTATTACCTACTTTCAAATCTGTGCCAACATCAATTGTAGTGTTCGAAGAAATCGTTCCGCCTTTAATATTTGGGCTTTCTATAGTTGTCCGTGTGATCTTAGTCTTAGTAATATACGACGGAAGAGCACTGGCTGGCAGTGCTCCGATATCTCCAGGAGAGGTCGGTATATCCTCGATTGCAGCAACGCCGTCGGGTAAGTTATCCCATGTAATAACACTGCCTGGCCCCATGATAACATCACCTGAGAAACTACCATTTGTGGCTGTTAGTTTACCATCGGCATCGACCTTGAACACCCCGTTACCAATATTTATAGAGCCTTTTTTAGCTGTTAGTTTACCATCGGCATCGACCTTGAACGCCCCGTTACCAATATTTATAGAGCCTTTTTTAATAGTTAAAGTTCCTGTGGAAAAATCAAAAATAACATTTCTGTCTTTATCCTGAAGTTTTCCAGTTTTTATTAGGTCAGCGTTAAGTATTCCAGCCGTAATAAAATCAGCCACAATAGCGCCGTCCATGGTTATAGCTAAATCGAATGTTTCGCCACCATCATTTGAATATGCAAGACCGTTGATATTCCATTTCCAAAGCTTAGTTGCTTTTGTATAATCTTTATCATTTGAAATATACATAGTATTGGTTCCATATTGGTCTTGTGTAATGGTGATGTAACCGTTGGTGGCCATCTTCATAATTTGAGTGGCATTTTCTTTGGCTTCTTTTAAAACACTCTGAGCTTTTGGAAGACTTTCAATTTTCTGCAAAATACTAGTATTGGTTTGGTTATTAACGCTCGTTAAGGAAGTTTTGATAGTGTCCCCAAGTTTAAACAGTGTTTTCTCCGGACTATCAAGTGGAATTTCAAGCTTAGTAACCGGGAAATGTCGATCCATACCATGGGGTTTAGAGACAACTCGAAGCTCATCGAGCAATTTAACTGCCTCATAATTCACATCTAAATAATGCAAATCCAAAGCACTAAGTTCAATAGACATATTGTCGAACTGAATATCAGAAAGATAAGCTTCGGCTTTAGACAACAATGACGATTCCGTACTTACATCGTCCCAATGAATAACTTTTTCAATCCACCCGTATGAAGCCACTGCTTCGCTCGATTGTACGTAAAGACTGCCATTGTTCACACTCTCCACGGTTAAATAAGCATCCAGAGCCTCAATCGGGCTTTCATCTAATCGATTACCAAGAGGAACGATTACTGTAGCAAATTCTGTTAGATCCCATTTGCGTGTAAAATCCAGAAGATTCTTGCCAAATTCGATTATCTGACTATTAGTATTGGGGTAATCTGCTAAATAATCCAGGTATCTTACACCATCAACTTTACGAATTCTGAGATGTCCTCCAAGCTTTTTTACAAGCTTTTCATTGATACACTCTATAGTTTTTTCGTAATTAGTGTAGCGATATAAAGGGTCATCAGAATCGGTAACCGTTACGCTGCCAATGGTAAATTGCTTATCGTCAGCCACCTTAGAATTATGGATATTTATCAAAGTTTCTAAAAATCCTCGAACCGTTTGCCCATAATATTCGGCGGGGGGTTGTGTACTGTCATTTAAAAACGCAAGTTCGCCCTCACAATAAAGAACTCTATTATTCCAAAAGTCTTTATCTTCGGATAATACTCGACCGGCCCATATCTCTTCACCATCTTTATGAACCGAAATATCACTTACCATTCGAATTATGGTACCGTATCCGATGTTCGATGGCGGCAAAATCATTGATAAGGAACCGGCTGCGTTGTCTTCAAGAGTTAACTTCGGATCTATAACTTTCATATTGTCGAGAGCAAAAGCGTC